GCCAATCGATTGAGCAGCCTTGCTGAGCGCATGGGCCTCGAAGCGTGGCGGGCGCTGCCGGTGGCGACGCGAGGCGAATTGCGGCACCGGTGGCGCTTCTGGGCGCGGCCCGAGCAGATCGCGCCCTCTGGCGACTGGCGAGCGTGGCTGTTCCTCGCGGGCAGAGGCACCGGGAAGACGCGCAGCGGCGCCGAATGGGTCCGAGAGCAGGTAGCGGCCGGCAAGGGCCGCGTGGCGCTCGTGGCGAGGACGAGCGCGGACGTGCGGGACGTGCTCGTAGAGGGGGAGAGCGGCATCCTCGCGTGCTGCCCTGCGGGCAACCGCCCACGGTGGGAGCCCTCGAGGCGCCGGCTCACCTGGCCGAACGGAGCCATCGCGACGACGTACACGGCGGACGAGCCGGACCAGCTTCGAGGGCCGCAGCACGATGCGGCGTGGGTCGACGAGCTAGCGGCGTGGCGCTTCCCCGACGCGTGGGACCAGCTCCTGTTCGGGCTGCGACTCGGGGCCGACCCACGGGTCATGGTCACGACCACGCCCAGGCCGACGCCGATCATTCGCGGCTTGCTCAAAGCGAGCACGACTGTCGTCACGCGCGGATCGACCTACGACAACGCGGCGAACCTCGCGCCGGCGTTCCTCACGCAGATCGTGTCGAGGTACGAAGGCACGCGCCTCGGTCGGCAAGAGCTCCACGCGGAGATCCTCGACGACGCGCCGGGAGCACTGTGGAAGCTGTCGCAGATCGACGCGGCTCGCGTCGCTCCAGACCCATCGAGGCGCTACCGGCTGATCGCGGTTGCGGTAGATCCGAGTGTGAAGGCCCACGCGCCGGGCGCGAGCGACGACAGCGGCGACGCGTGCGGCATCGTGGTCGTGGGGCTGGGGCACGACTCGCACGCCTACATCCTCGAGGACTGCTCTGGGGTCATGGGCCCGAGCGAGTGGGCGCGGGAGGTTGTCGACGCGTTCGACCGCTGGCACGCAAACGTCGTAGTCGCGGAGGTGAACCAGGGCGGCGCGCTCGTGACGCACACGTTGCACTCCGTGCGGACGGCGCTCCCGGTCGTGACGGTCACGGCGAAGCGGAACAAAGCTCTCCGAGCCGAGCCGGTGGCGCTCCTCGCGGAGCAGGGGCGCGTTCACCACGTCGGGGCGCTGCCCGAGCTAGAGGACGAGCTCTGCTCATGGGAGGCCGGCTCGCCAGACAGCCCCGACCGCCTCGACGCGATGGTGTACGGTGTGACGCACGTGCTATTCCAGGTGCAGAGCGCCGCGGCGACGGAGGAACGGGCGCGGGCGCCGAAGCCTCCCCCGGAGGAGCAATTCTGGCGGGCGCAGGCGGCGAGGATGGCGGAGGAGGAGCAACGGTCCCGGATGCTCCGCGGGTCGATTCGGAGAAGGTGAGCTGGATGGAGACCATCGCGGCCTACGACGCGATCCGCGCCACCGTGGATGACGCGCTCAATACCGGCGGCCAGCCTCTGCCCGTCGAAGACTGACTGGAACATCGGCCGCGCCGCGGCGTCTGCCCCTACATGTCCTCCCTCGCGGTGACGCTCTTCCTGATCGGCTGCACGTTCACGGCTGCCCCCGAGGCTGCCCCCGAGGCGCCTCCGCCGGCCGCGCGCCCCGTCGCGGGTCCGCGGTACGCCTGCGATTCGCCCCGGCTCCTGGCCCGGCCGCGCTGCCCTCGAGCCGTCCACTTACGGACACAGAAGACGCCCGGTTACGTGAACGACGGTCGTTCACGTAACCTAAAGTTGACGGCGTGGTCCGGGTGTGCTCGCATTCGGGGCATGAAGACAATCGTCTGGCGCCCCGGTTTCGTTGACGTTCGCTCCACAACGAGCCAGCAGGGGATCCCGATTACGGATTCTCCGCCGGCGACAGTCGCGCAGAGCACGCACGACGCGACGGCTGGATCGATGCAGAAGAGCATTCCCAGCACGCTCGTCGTGGCGGACGCCGGCGACGTGTACGCGCAGATCCTCGCCTACGGCGGGGACGTAGAGATCGTCGTCGATACGAGCCTGGCGCCGGCGGTCATTCCCGCGGGGCAGGTCTGGGCGGGCTTCGGCATCGATCCGGTGACGCAGCAGCCGAAGACGACCGGCGTGCCGCTCCTGCGCCTCCGTGGCCGCACGGCGAACACCACGATCCTTGTGACCGACACGGCGCAGATCCTCGGCATCGCGAGCATGGAGACCATCCGCCTCGACTGCGAGGCGCGCACGGTCGTCCCATTGACGGTCGGCGTGAATCTCCGCATGTCGAGCGCGACGATCCGAAGCACGCTCGGCGCGCTCGTCCCCTGCATCAAGACGCCGGACGGTGCTACGCTCGCGCTCCGCACCGATACATTTTCAACGCTCGACAACACCTCCGGCGGTCCTGCGATCCTGCAAATGGGCAGCACGACCGGCGTCGGCTCAGTGCTAGATCTGAACACTTCGTTCTACTTCGCCCTCGCCACGGGCGTATCGGACGTGATCTCGCAGGCGACCGCGGCGGGCGTGGTCAACTGGCACCACGACGCGAGCGCCGCGGCGGGCTACCTGGCCGCTTCGTGCCCGGCGCTCGTCGGCATCATCGACACGGTGTTCTGATGGCGGACGTCCTCACCGGCGTTCCGATCGGCGGGCCGGGCTCACCTGGCGAGCTCGGCGCGATGCTGCCCGCGGTCTTCAAGGGCGGCCAGTCGATCCTGTGGTCGCCGGCGGGGCGCGGAGACGTCACGACGTTCTACCAGGCGCTCGCGATCGTCCAGGCGAGCAAGGCCCCCACGCGCATCTATGTGGACCAGCACGCGGGCGATCCGCCGCTGACGGTGCCCGCGGGTGTCTACGAGATGCACGGGTCGTGCTTCTGCTGCTACGCGATGGGCGATCCGTCGCTGAACTTGATCACGTGCGAGCGGAAGACGAAGTTTCGGAATCTCTTCCTCGATGGGCCGCTGATCGTCCAGGGGAACAACCTGCGGTTGTTCGTCTCGGACGATGGGCCGCTGCTCGAGAACGACAGCACGAACCCTGGTAGCAGCCCCGAGATTTACTTCGCGAACAACGGCGGAATCTTTCAGAACAACGGCACCGGCGGGCTTGTGGACGTGGGCCTCGGCGGGTTCGTGTTTTTCGGCGCGCTGAGCGGCGGGGGTTTTCAGAACGGCGCCTTTGCCGGGAGCTTCGTGAAGCTTCACGCGGGGCAGGCGTGCGGGCTCGCGAGCCTCGGCGCGCCCCCCTCGTTCGACACGCACACCGTGACGAGCGACATCGGCGCGGGCATCGTCGGGCTTCTGCACGACGGGAATATCCCGGTCCAGATCGACGCGGCGCTGTTTCCGCTCTTCACCGGCGCACTGAAGAATCAGCCATTCGGGCAGCTAGGCTGCAGCGGCGCGACGGCGTACCGGCCGAGCGGAGTGCTCGGCCCGATCCCGAGCGGCTGCATGTACGTCGATTTCACTTCGATGCTTCCGATCTGGTGGGACCCCTCAGGGGCCGGACAGTGGCGAGACGCCACATGGGCGGTGGTGCCGTGAATATTCCGAAGGCAACAGGCCATTTCGACGCGAACGGCAAGCCATGCGAGGCGGACAGCACCGAGCGCGTGGCGACCGAGTGGAATGGCACGCTCCGCACGCGGAGCGACGGCAAGCCGGCGCAGGTACTGCGCGACGGCAAGTGGGTCAACGCGACCTGAGCGCGAGAGGAACGGGGAATGCGATTTTTCGGCTACGATTTCAAAAACGCGGAAGCGCGCGAGGAAGCGATCGCGCTTCTCGCCTTCATGCGCGAGCAGCGGGTCAAGGAGTACACCGACGAGCAAAGCCGCAAGGTTGTGCTCGATCTGCCGCCGGCGCCGAAGGCTAAGTGATGGGGCACGCCGTCCGCACGCTGGGGCAGTTCCAGGCGTCCGCCGCTGGCGTGGACCGGCCCGAGGTAGTCGTCGCGCTCGCGGCCGAGGTGAAGCGCCTCGACGACGCGTGGAAGGCCGCGGACGCAGCCGAGCGCACCGACGTACACGACGCCCGCGTTCACGCGCGGTTCGTGCTGCGGCAGGCAGAGAACGACGCGCTCACGGAATCCGAGTGGGCCGACATCGATCTCGCGCTCGAGGCGTCGCGATGACGGTGGAAGAGGTGGCAGCCGCGATGCGAGCCGTGGGAGCGGGGCGCGCGACGATCGATGGCATCACGCTCGACTTGACCGCGGCGCCGCTGCCGCAGCACACGGCGACGGTGACGAAGCTGGCGCCCGACGAGACGCCGGAAGAGGCGACGATGCGCCGCAATCGGGTGCTGTTCCGCTCGACTGGCGGCGTAAAGGTCAAGCTACGATGACGATGCACTCGAGCTGGAACAGCTACCCCGGCCCCGCGGACATGCGATGGTGGAAGCAGGGCGACGCGGGGGCCGGCGTGGTCGCGACGGTACGCCGAATCGCGGAGCAGCAGGCGAGCCGCCGCGACGAGTTCGAGACGTACATGAGTCTCTGCACCGACTCGCAGCAGTCGAGCGTGCTCCCAGGTAACCAGGGCGAGGGCTGGTCGCGATTCACCTACGATCCGCTGTCGCTCAACGTTGTCGAGAGCGTCTGCGCGACGCTGCAAGCCGCGATCACGAAGGCGAAGCCGCAGCCGAAGTTCCTGACGAGCGGCGGCGATTGGGGCCTGAAGCGCCGCGTGAGGCGCACCAACGACTTCCTCGCCGGCCTCTTCTCCGATCTGCGGGTCTATCGCGACGTCTCGCCCGACATCGCCTACGACATGATCCGCTTCGGCACGGGGATCGCGAAGGTCTACGCCGAACACGGGAAGCTCTGCATCGAGCGCGTGAAGCCGTGGCGCATCTACGTAGACGACGTGGACGGGGAGAGCCGCAAGCCGCGATCGATCTACCAGGTCGCATACATCGATCGCCTCGTCGCGTGCGAGCTCTGGCCCGAGCATCGCGAAGCGCTCATGGCCACGAACGGCCCCACGGGGGAGTGGGCGCCGACGACGCTCACCACATCGGACGTGCTCCTCGTGACCGAGGGGTGGCACCTTCCGAGCGGGCCCGACGCGGACGACGGCAAGCACGCGATCGCGTGCGGAGACGTCGGCGTGGTCGACGAGCCGTGGGACGAGGAGTGGTTCCCGTTCGCGGTGTGCCGATGGAGCAACGCCCCTGACGGATGGTACGGCCGCGGCGTCCCGGCGCAGCTCGTCGGCATTCAGTACGACATCAACAAAACCGCGGCGACGATCGACGCGATGCACGACAACGCGCCCTGCGCGATCGTGGTGCAGCGCGGCTCGAACATCACGAAGGCGCACATTCAAAACAGCTTCGGCGCGGTGCTCGAGACGGACGGCGCCCCGCCTACGGTGTTCTCCCCGACGCTCGTACCGCCGGACATGTACGCGTGGCTCGAGACGCAGTATCGCCGGGCGTTCGAGCGCGTGGGCGCCTCGCAGCTTGCGGCCCACGCGCAGCTTCCGGCGGGGCTACGCGGCGCTTCCGGCGTGGCGCTGTCGCAGTACATCGATCAGACGAGCGAGCGCTTCCTTGACCCCACGGAGGCGTTCGAGGACTTCCACTGTCAGCTTGCTACGCTCGCTGTCGACGTGATGGACCGCGACGGGCTCCACCTCGAGGTGGTTCACGCGCGGCGGGGCAACGTCGAAAAGATCAAGTGGTCGGACGTGAAGCTCGCTCCGCCGTACACGGTGACGATCGAGCCGACGTCGCTCCTCGGCACGACCGCGGCCGGGCGCCTCGCGAAGCTGCAGCAGATCACGGAGAGCGGGCTAGCCGACAAGATCGGGATGACGCCTCTGATGATCATGAAGACGATCGACGATGCCGATCTGGCGTCGTACACGAAGCTCCTGACGGCGCCGCAAGATCTGGTCGAGAAGATCCTGGAGAAGATCTGCGAGGACGAGGAGTACATCGCGCCGGATGCTTCCTGGCCGCTCGATCTGTGCTTCCAGCTTGGCGTGCTGAAACTCCTCGAGGAGCAGAACGACGGGGCCCCGCTCGAGGTGCTGGGGCTCCTGCGAGAGTGGATCGTGGACGTGCAGGCCCTGCAGGAGCGCGCGAAGCCTCCGCCGGCGCCGATGCTGCCGCCTCCGCCACCGGGCGAGCCGATTCCGGCCCCCGACATGAACGCGGCCCTCTCGGGCCCTGTACCCTCCCCCGTTCCGGGGCCGGTGGGGGCCGCGGCTTTACCAACAGAACAGGGAGACCATCCATGCCGCTCATCAAGTCGACGACGAATAAGGCTCGCGAGAGCAACATCAAGACGGAGATCGCATCGGGCAAGCCGGCAAAGCAGGCCGTCGCGATCGGTTACGCCGAACAGCGCCGCGCCAAGGGCAAGAAGCGGGGGCGCAAGTGACCGGCGCGCAAGCGGTCGATCTCTACGTGGCGGCCCGCGCGGAGCTCCAGCGCTGCGCCGAGCTGCTGCAGTCGCTCGCCGTGGTCGATCTCTCCCGCGACCACACGAAGGACGCGGTGCGCCTCGCGCGCATGTGTCTGTCGGACGCTGCCGGCGAGTACTGCGCCGCGGTGAACGCGATCCGCGAGGAAGACGCGCGACGCCGGCAGGAACAAGCCGAGATGATCGCGGCTGGGCCGATGGCGGCGCTGCCGCCGAATCGTAGCGAAGAGGACTCGGCCGCATGAGCGCCGAGGGCGACGAGACGGAAGCGGGCGAAGCGCTGTCCGTCTCGGAGGAGATCGCGAAGGCCGCAGCCGAGGAACAGGCGAAGCTCGGAGACGGCGGCGAGGAAGAGCAGACCGACGCGGAGACGCCGGCGGCGAAGGAGCCGAAGCAGGCCCCGGAGAAGTTCCAGGCCGCGGGTCGGCGTGGCGCTCGAGAGCGGCGCAAGCTCGAGAAGGCGACCGCGGCGAGCCAAGAAGCGGCAGCGGCGGCGACGCTGGCGGCGCAGGAGCGCGCGGAGCTCGAGGAAGCCCGCGAGCTCCGGAAGCTCCGCGAGGCAGATCCGGCGGCGTACGCGAGGCGCGTGCGGCTGGATCTCGACAAGCTGACGGATGGGCTTCTCCTCGAGGGCACGCCTCAGGCGGAGATCCAGAAGATCAAGGCGGACCTCGCAGCAGACAAGGCGGAGCGCGAGAAGCGTGAGGAAGCGGCCGGCCTCGCAGCGGCGCGCGACGAGGAGCGCAAGTTCAAGGCGGAGCTCGATGCCGCGGCCGACGAGTATCCGGCGATCGCAGACCTTGACCCGGAAGAGCTCTTCGGCGAGCGCGGGCAGGGCGCGGCATACAAGGTCGGCCGGGAGATCGAAGCCGAGCTCAAGCGCTTGGGCCACACGCGCGGGCCGACGAACGCGGAGATTTTCGCAGAGCTGAACGCTCGCGAGCAGGAGAAGATCGACAAGCGCGCGGCCCGCTTGGGCTACACGAAGGGGCCCGCGCCGGCAGCCGCTCGAGGCCCTGCGCCGGCGAGCGGGGGTCGCACCATCACCCGCGGCGCCACCTCCCAGCGCGCCGCGGCGCCTCCCCCGGCGGACGATTTCAACCGCGTCATGTCGAGCGCGGAGCGGGTCGAGGCGATGGTGCAGCTTGCCAAGCGACAGGCCGCGGGGTTACACTCTCAACAGCAAGTGACGCGGCACTCTCCGCGGGCCATCCAGGCTCAGGCGTTCACCTGGCGAGACGGGCTCTCGAAAACCCGGCGAGTCCGCAGCATGGACGATCCCCCCGTGACCCTTCACCGGAGATCTGTCCATGCCCCCCACGCCTGCATCAATCGGCTCGCTCAGCGCCGTTCTCAAGACCGTCTACGACAAGCAGGCGGAGGTCATCGCCTTCGACTCCCATCCCTTCCTCGGCCGCGTGCCGAAGAGCGACAAGTTCGGCGGCGAGAACCACGTTCAGACCGTGCGCTTCGTCGGCGGGCAGGGCGTCAGCACCAAATTCACGTCCGCGCTGAACAACCGGACGCCGAACAGCTACCGCAAGTTCGTGATCACCCGCTTCTCCCGGTACGGCATCGGGAGCATCACCGGCGAGTCGATCATGGCCGCGAAGGGCGATCTCTACACGATGGCCAACGGCCTCGAGAGCGAGATCGAAGGGCTCTTCACCACGATCGGCATCCAGTCGGCGGCGGATCTCTACCGCTCCGGTTCCGGCACCATCGGCCGCGGCAACGGCGGCGCCCTCACCACGACCTTCGTGCTGAACGATACGCTCACGCTCGCGGTCCCCAGCGACGCGATCCACTTCGGCGTCGGCGGCACGTACGAGACCAGCCCCACGGACGGCGGAGGCCCGGCGAACGTCGGCTCCGTGAACCTCGTGGCCGTCGACATGATCAAGGGAACGCTCGTCGCGAGCGTCGCCTGGAACGTCGCGATCGCGGGCTTCGCGACCAGCGACTTCATCGCGCCAGAGGGCAACTACTCGCTGATCGGGACCAACCAGACATGCATGCCGGGCCTGGCAGCGTGGATCCCCCCGGTCGCTCCGGGCCCGCTTGATAACCTCTTCGGCGTCAACCGAAGCGTCGCGCCGGTGGAGCTCGCCGGGCAGCGCATCAACGGCAACGGCGATCCGCGCGAGGAGACCTGGCAGAACGCGATGGCGCTCTGCGCGCGCTTCGGCGCGAAGATCACGGACGGCTACATGCATCCGGCGGATCTCGCGAAGCTCACGATCTCCCTCGGCTCGCAGGTACGCCGCGAGGAGAAGGCCACGAACACCAACGTTGGCTACCAGTCCGTCGAGGTGAGCGGTCCCACGGGCACGGTCAAGATCTTCGGGGATCCAGACTGCCCCGAGGGCATCGCGTACGGCGTCAAGCTCTCCGACTGGGAGCTGATGAGCCTCGGCAAAATGCCGATGTTCCTCATGCTCGACGGGAGCCGCATTCTCCGCGAGTCGACGGCCGACGCGTACGAGTACCGGATCGGCTACTACGCGGCGCTCCGCTGCAAGGTGCCGAAAAACCAGATCAGCATCACCTGGTTAGGGGGACGACATGAGCAGCCAGACGCGATGGCCTTCGCAGGCCGCAACGAACGAAATGGTCGAAGTCCCGGTGTCGTGGGACTTCGCCGGGGCAGCGGATCTCGTCCGCACGCCCATGGTCGTAGACGGGCAGGATCAGAGCGCCAGCATCCAGGGCACCGCGGTCTCGTTCATCCTCTACACGGGCATCGTGGGTCACTTCCGCGTGAAGCTCAAGCAGTCCTGGCCGTGGCTCCTCGGCGGTCACCTCGACGTCGCCACGGGAGACGCAGACCCCGCCGCGCCGTTCACGGTGAAGGTCTGCCACGATCCGGCAGCCATCCAGGACGCGGCGAACCCGCAGCTCGCGATCCAGGTGTTCGACGCTGCCGGCGTCGCTGCCAATCCTCCAGCGGGGCACACGCTCTGGGGCAGCCTGCATTTCCGTAACCGTCGCGTGGGGTCGTAATGGCCCGGCCCGGTGGACTGATGATCGCGATCGGCAAGCCGCATGGCGAGCCCGATGGCGACGAGGAAGAGGCGCCCGCGAGCGAGCGCACCGAAGCGGAGGCCGAAGGCGAGACGACGAAGGCGCAGCGCGTCGCCGGCGTCGAGTTTGCCAAGGCCGTGAAGAGCGGCGACGGCGAGGCCATCTGGCTCGCCTTCTCCGAGATGTGCGCCCTCCACGCCGACGAGGAAGAGGGCGAGTCCGAGTACTGAGCCGCACCACGTAGCCAAGGAGTCGCCCCGATGCCCGCCCCTGTTCTGCGAAGTCAGCTCGTGACCTTCGCCCGACAGGCGGCGGGCTTCGACGTGATCGGCACGTCCCCAGACGAGTTCATCAACGATCCCGAAGCAACGGGGATGGTCGATCGAGCCGTGCACGAGCTTTACGATCTGCTCGTCCAGGCGCGCGGCGAGGAGTACTACGTCAAGGAGTTCTCGTTCTTCGTCGATCCGCTCGCGCCCGAGCCTACGTTGTGGGACTTGCCCCAGGACTTCTACCAGCTCCTGACCGTCTATATCCAGTCGCCCGCGTTCCTCGGCTTCCTCGTGATCGTGCCGTTCATGGAGCGCGAAGTGGCGGTGCTGAAAACTCAGTCTCTGATCGGGACGTACTACCCGCAGATGACGCGCTACCGACTACGCGGAGAGCAAGCCGTCGCAGGGACGCCCCCCGTCACGGTGCCGAGCGCGCTGATCGAGTTCCTGCCGACTCCGATCGTCGGCTTCACCGCGTTCGTGCGCTACCTCCCGGTCTGCACTCGGGCTGCGGTTGGACCGACCATCACGTCACCCGACATTTTCTACGACGGGATCAACGGGTGGGAAGACTTCGTGATCTACACGGTCGCGGCCAAGATGGTGATCAAGGAGGAGCGCGATCCGGCGCCGTACCTCGCGATGCGCGCGGCGGCCGAGCAGCGCATCCGTACGCTTGCTGGGCAGCGCAACGCCGGTGAGCCAGAGCATGTTGTCGACACCCGCGGGTGGCTCCGCCGCTCCGCCATGGGCCGCGTTGGCGGCATCCGCACCCGGCTCTGGTATCCCTGATGGCCCTGAACGCATACGACCGACAGCAGCTCTCCGCCTTCTCCGCCGATCCGTCCGGCTACCAGGAGTCCGCGCCCATCGCCCCGACGTTCGACGCGAACGCGCAGGGCACCGGGTGGACGAGCGCCATGGACGCCCCGCGCGATGGAGCGGCGCCGCTCGCCGTTCCGCTCGAGGCCCCCCCGGCCGCGGCGCCGTCGCCCGAGCAGGAGCGCATGCGCGCGATGATCCTGAACGGCCACACCGCGGCCGCTCCTCCGCCCTCGGCGCCCCTTCCGATGCCGACCACGGCGCAGATGACCGGGCAGGCGCCCCCGCTGATGGTGCCGCTTGCCGCGCCCCAGCGGCACGACATGGGGTCTTACCTTCGCGTGCCGATTCTGGCGCCCGGCTCGACCGGGAGGCTCTGATGGCCTCGCCAGCGCGCCCACGCGGCGGCGCCTTCCGCGTGCTGCCGGAACGGAACCTACGCGAAGAGGATTCCGTAGCGAACCGCGTCGGTCTCTCGCAGACCGAGGACCGCCAACCGGCGCTCGCGTGTCCGCTCCTCCAGGGTCGGCTCATCGACTCCTTCACTGATCCGACCACCAAGATCACGACGCCTCACGTCACCGTCCCCGCCGGCGGAATCACGACGGTACCCCATAAGCTTGGGCGGAAGCTCCGTGGGTGGTTCATCTGCCGCAACGGCGGCGG